CGACGGTCCGCTCCGGGACCACCGCGACACGGACGATGAGCTCCTTGCCCAGCAGCTCGTCGGCCTCGGGGATCTCGAGCTCGCCCTCGTCGACCTGGTAGCCCAGGGCCTTCATGACCTGGATGATCGAGTAGAGCGCGCCGTCCCAGAGGCAGGCGTTCTCGTAGACCTTGCGACCGATGTACTGCTCGGGCGTGCGCAGTTCCTCGCTCTCCTGCACCGTGTACTCGATGTTGTACATCGGCTTGCCCTTGTTCTTCGCCGAGTTGCTCTCGCGCAGCTCCACGTCCGAGATGATCACGTGGTACTTGCCGGACGGAATCGGGTCGAGAGGAGCGGAGCTGGCCTCTTTGCCCGAGACGTTGACCTTGATGCCCATTACTTCTCCTGTGTCGTGTTGTTGGCTGTCGATCGCTTGGTGTAGTAACCGTAGATCGTCTTCATGTCGACTGTTTCTTCCAGTCCGATGATCGGAGGCATAGTGACTCCGCGCACCTTCGCTACTGCCTTCGGGGACTGGACCGTCTGCAGTAGCCTCCGCATCGTCCCATCGACTTCCTGGGTGTTCATGAAGAGCACCACGTCCGGGATCTGCGGGAGCTTCATCTGGAACTTGCCGTTCACGAGCGGCATCCACTTGTGCCGGCCCATGTTGTCCTTCACCATCTCGGCGTGAGCGATGAAGATGACGTTCATCGGCAAGTCCCGGTACCGTCGGACGAGCCTGAGCATGCGGCTGAGGATCTTGCCCCACTCGCGCACGCTCGGCACATCTGGGTCTCGGCGTTCGTTCTCAGGGTCGGCCTTCATCTCTTCCATCACTGCGTCCTTGCAGTGCTCCAGGATTTCGGAGATGGAGTCGAGTACGACCGTTTGGTACTCGTGCGCGCCGGCCCTAAGCGCGTTGTAGATCCTGTCGTAGTCCTCCCACTTGTTGGCACTGAGCAGTTCCACGTCGGGCCAGTGTTCCTTGATCGTCTCTGATCCGGATTCGGCGTCAACGTAGAGCACCCGACGCAACTCGGGTACCGCCTGGGACGAGGCTGCCAGCCAGGTCTTACCCGCACCCGCCTCGCCGTAGATGAGCATGTTGAACGACCGGGGACGCTCTGCCGCCTTCTGGATCTTGAGACCCGCGAAGGTAGTAGGCGTCAGGGTTGGACTGGTCATTCGTCGTCCGTAGTGGTCTTGAGGTGGATCAGGATCGGGTTGTCGCCCGGCTGATCCTCGACGTCGGCGATCGTGTACCCCTCGCCGTCCACGACGACTCGGATCTTGTGGTCTGCAGTGGTCGGGCCCTCGCCGAGGACGATGTCGCTCAGGCGGTTGTACAGTTCGCGTACGGTGTCCACCGGGAACTGTGAACGAGGCATTACGCGGGCTCCATTCTCTTGTCGGTCGTCGGAGGTGCCTCTTCGTAGTAGTGCTTGGTACGCTTCTCAAACATGGTGTCGAGAGTGTAGTGCCAGTCTTCACCACGGTTCATACCGAGGCATGGTTCCCAGAAGGCACATCCGCTAGCGTCAGTGAAGCCCTTGCAGTGGAAGCGTCCAGGGTTCGGGTACCGTGCGATGTTCGGGTCGATGATCTCCTTGGCCTCCTGGTAGATGTAGAGACCACAGTTCCGGAGCTCTTCGTCGTTCCGTGGGATGTCATGCCGGTGGTGGAACACCGGCGCGTTGTACTTGAGGTAGTTCAAGAACTCGTCGTACAGGCCTTCCTCGTACGCCGCGGTGTCGTTCTCCTGAATCGTACTGAGGTAGAGGTCGTACGTAGTCGCCTGCTGCTTGTTCGTACTGTACATCCGACCGAGACGCTGCGCCTTCAACGGCTCGGGCTCTTCTGGGACGGCCTTCTTGATCTCGGCGTAGATGAACCCTGCAACGGGAATGCCGATCAGCCAGAGAGCCCAGCAGTACGAAGTGATCTGGTCGTCGTTGTACATGTAGTCGTCGAGGGTCCCGGGCTCGACGCCGGAGATCCGCATCGCAGTCTTCCAGTCACCGATCCAGTATCGACCCTGTGCGTCTTCGAAGATGATGTCGATGCGACCGCCGTAGGTGACGGGTAGGCCCTCCCACTGCTCCCAGTACGCCTCTGCAGTGAGGATCTCGCCGGTGAGCTCGTAGACCTGTGCGGAGTACTGGTCGTGGTCCCGAGCGCCTATCTCCGAGTTTCGCCACCGCCGCTTACAGCGATCGCACTTGCACCAGATGATCTCCTTGTTCGGTCCGTAGATCGGGACCTCGAAGGACTGTTCGACCTTGACGGGCTTGAGACCCTGGTCGTACTTCGGCGCTTCGTGCAAAAAGTAGTACCGCAGCATCCCAACCCCGAGGCGTACCCTGTCGTCGTACTCTTCCTTGACTTCCGGGTCGCCTTCTTTGATGGGGTTGTTCAGGACGAACTTGCGGTACTGTTGGTTGCAGACTTCCTTGAACTTCGCTATCGCCAGTTGAAGGGCAGTGTCCGGATCAGGATTCACGAACAGCCCGAGGTAGAACCCGTAGTAGGTTTCCATCGCTGCATGGAACGCGACGCCGAACTCGAGCGGCCGAGCTGTCACCTTCGGGTAGTACCCGTCGATGAAGATGAACTTGTGCCGCCGACGACAGCCTCTGAACGAGCGCCGTTCCGTCGTGTGTATGGAGTGTACGAGCTTCTGCTCGATGTACTCCTCGACAGTTTTCAACACTAGGGGCTCCGTTGTTTTCTCTCTCGCATCTTTGTTTCTATTATATAGTGTAACCCCTAGTGTACACAAGGGGGAGATTTATGAATTTTCTACGAGTTTTCGGTGACCACTCCGTCGATGACCTTGGACTCCTCTACCAAGACCTCCGGCTGCCGATGGTACAGGTGGTGCTTGGTGTCCCAGTAGATGGGCGACAGGGTCTTCTTCGGGCAGCCGCACGGCAACGCCTCGTCGTCGATCGCGTCCTTAGCGGGCGTGCGGAGCTCTTCTAACACGTTCGAAACGATACTCACGGGGTCCTCCAGGGGTCTCCTGTGTTGTTCGGGTCCTGCGGGGGCGGTTCGATGACACCGATGTACATAGCGTCAGGGTGTCTCGGTGCCGGCTCCTTAGTGTTCATGAAGAGGCTCGGGTTGTCCCGAAGGGGCTTGGCTCCCTCAGGGTCACCTGCGAGCAGGTTCTTCGGGTGCTGCCACTGATTGGCCTTGGGCCGTCCGCAGTCCTTGTGAACCCACCAGCCCAGCTTGGCCCCACGGACCGACTTGTCGCCCGGATTGGCACACTCGCAGAACTTGGTCGGCTTGGCGAACAGACCGCGGACGAAGACCTTAGCCTTGTCGATCGTTCCGTAGACAAGGCTGTCCTGTACCTGAGTGATAGGGTAGACCAGATCGCCCTCGTTGATGGCCTTGACGAACTTGTCCGCGTCCTCGTTGTCCATGAACGCTACGACGACGTACCTAGCCATTCTTCATCACCTTCTTGTCGATCACGATGAGGCCTGCGCCGATCAGTATGGCAATGACGCCGAGAGTGAACGAGGTAATGGTACCCCCGCACAGCGTCGAGGCCAGGCCTCCAACGATCATGAGCTCTCCTGCGAACTCCACTACACGCACCTTTCGTGTATGCGCTTGGGCACACCCTTGAAGGGGCCGGACCTTACGACCTTGAAGACCGTCTTGTCTTCCTCTAGCGGCACATCACAGACAGGGCACCGTAGCTTGGGCTCCTTAGTCTTGGCGACCGTCTTTGGGCTGTGCTTGCCGTAGTCGACGAGGCTGCTGTCAAACGGCACTGTTGACCTCCAGCAGCATCTTGGCCTGCGACGCCATGGTGTAGCGGGTGATCTTCCTGTCGTAGTACTGGTTGTTCGCAACGTGCATCTGCCACTGCGGGTCCTGTGAGGCTCGGAAGTCCGTGATGCTCTGGACGTCCCGTTCGGTGTACGCCTTCTTCTTGAGGCTCAGCTCCCGTCGAACCTTGTCTTCGATGACCTGTCGACGAGCGTTGGCACTCTCCTCAGCGCCCTCGGACTTGGCCAGCCAGAACAGAGCCTCGTCCGCCAGATCGATAGCTGTACGTGTTTCCTTGCTCTTCACACCGTCTCCTAACAAAGTCGTAAGGGCCGCAGAGGGACGACCATACTCCACACGGGCGAAATGGATACGTGTACATTTAACGGATCCCGCTGAGTACGTTAAGTCAGTCATCGAGATGTAACTTGGACGCCGATCCATAAAGGCCGTGTGGAGTTGTGCTCGCACCTCTCGGGGTGTTAACCCTGGGTTTCCTTCTCGAACATCTTGTGCTCGTGGTCCCCGCAGGGCTTGTTGTGCGGATGCATGTGCAGGTAGGTCGTAGCCGGTTCGAAGCCCCAGCGGTTGCGAGGCTTCGTACGCTCCCAGGCCTGCTCCTCGATGACACGCAGGTCGTGCTTGCCCTCTTCGTAGAAGACGTTCCGCCAGTCGCTCACTTGATGCCTCTCACGTACCGCTCGACGGCGTCCTCCGCAACCCGCAGGCTACGTCCGACACGGACCGACTGGATCTCGTTCTTCTCGATCAGGCGGTAGACCGTCATCTTCGACACTCGCAGGTACTCGGCCACCTCGTTGACGGTCATCAGGTTCAGTTCAGTCAGCATTGTCCCTCCTT